CTATTTTTCAGGAGATTTTCTATCATTGGCAATCTCCTGCAATTTTTTTTCAATTTCTGTGATTCTTTGTTGTGTGGTTATTATGGAATAATGATCAAACCAAATCATTTTGTACGTTCTTTCCATGGAATATTTTTCATGCAAAAAGGTGCGAAGAATATGCAACTCTTTTCTTAATTTGTGTACCTCAAAATCATATATTTTTGCCATGACAATTTCCTAAAACAACGTCTTTCTTGGGTCATATTCAAACACCAACAAATGATAAGACTCTGAAGAGACCGAACTAACTTGTTTTTGTTTCTTGAGTAACAATAACTTATATTTGTCACGCATAGCTTTCACAAACAGATTTAATTGGGTGTTTTCTACAACTTTATCTTTACTGTAAGGAATTTCTATTGTAAGAACGTATGTTTCATTTCCAGTTTTAGTGTGAACGCAAGATGATATTACTCCTGCAAGTATACACTCAGACAACTTGGTTTCAAGCTCTAGTGCAAAAGGAAATAAACTGGGCGGCTGTTTTAAATCAACCTCAACTTGAGATATGGGATCTAAAGGGCCATATGAATGCCATGCAGACACGTTTGGAGTATGAATTATTTTTGGTGCAGGAGGTGGACCAGATGGTTTATTATCGTCTAATATCCAGCTACCGTCGGGGCGTAAAACAACCATCTTATTTTTGGGAATAAGAGGTTTCTTTTCCTTTTCAGGAAAAAACTGTCTGTAAATCCATTTTGCGCCACGGAACAAACACATTGGTCACTTGTTGCATGAGTATTCAATCTCTACAGCTTGTTTGATGCCGTGCAACACACCGCCCTTCGGGCAATCTTTTGTAAGGCGCTCTTTACAGTCTGTGTTTGAGGTACAAACTATTACTTGGTGTGCGACCTCGCCCAATATAAGGCGCTTGGCAGAACATCCAGCAGAAGTGGCAACAATAAGCGCCATGAGAATATATTTCATATCAACCTTCACTTTTTACTATACTTAGCTTCACACTCTCATTCACTCGATTTGTTATCGTATATTTTGTGGATGTGATTAGTGATTCAACTCTATTTATCTGCTCTTTTATTTCATTTGATTCCAATGTTAATGAAAGTAATTTATTTTGTAGCACGATTTTTTCTCGCTCTGCGTCTTGGATTTGTTTTAGCATTTTTGCTATTTCTTCTGCTTCTTCCAGAAAGCTGTTCTGCTGGCTCATTTTTTATCTCCCATAATTCTTTAAATGAAGCGAATAGAATCAAATACAATATTCCTAACTCTTCGTTGCCGCGCCAGGCGATTGTGTGTGTTGCCATCGCAAGTGCTGAAAGCAACAAAGTTGCTTTTATATACGAAATCATACATCACCATTTTCTGCCACCTTCTCATCCTCATATGGTGCAGTATTGCGCCTATAAAATTCTTGTTTTGCACACTCAAGCATACCAACGGCAGAGTTATGATCTGCATATGACAGCTTTTTCTTTCCTGTAACAGCATGATAAGTGGCCTTAATCATGACAGTAATACAGTAATTTAAAATTCCAGGCAGCGCGGAAACATCTCCTTGAGATGCATCAACAATACCGTCTATTAAATATCCAAGCTGTGTATTTACAGCCTCTCTTTTTTCTTTAATTATATATGGCATGTCACTCCTTAAAATTTCTGACCTGAGCAGAACAAACTAGGTGCCCTCGTTTTTTGGGTAGCTTGTCCAAGAAAACTCAAGTTTCCTGATTTAATCTGTTCTGGTGTGGCATAGTATACAGGCAAACCAATGGACTTGGCAAATTCTATCTCTGCCGTGACGCCGACGCTCTTATCCCAACCATCTATCATTAACACTATGATACCGCCATCGCATCGGGCAACAAAAGTCTTATCAAAATCTTGCCAAAACTGCCAGTCTCCAGGAAGATTGTATTTTTCCCAAGGCTCGTTGTATGCAATCGGAGCAAAAACAAATACACCAAGATGCAACAAATCAACGGCAGATTCAGTTACAATTTCCGCTCTGTTCTTTTTAACGACAGGATCTGGATGTGAATATGGGGATGCAAGATAATATAATTTATTAGTCATAATAATTACTTCAACTTTTTTAGTATGTGGTAAAGCTCATCATCAGCCTCGTCAAGGATATCAGCAAATTCTGTTTCCTCTTCATCTGCCTTTCTAAGTTTTTTTAAAGCCTTTTGTCTCTTTTTCTCATCAGAGACTTCGGTTTTACCCTTATTATCGGGATTCACCACAGTTTTATTCTTAGTCATTAGGTTTTAATTTCCTCCTTAATAATGACACACTCAGTATATCATGAAATATAAGGATGTCTAGCAAATTGTGTTTGACTGGAGTTATTCCATTTTTGCACCAAAGATTTGGAATGGATCTCTTGGCTGTATGTCAGAATGATCTGTTGGACGCATTAGTTCCAAATTCATTTTATATTTTTCTTTATTAATGATGTGTGCAACTCCAACAACCAAATAATATCCTTGAAGATACTTATCCAATTCTTCTGGTTTGGTGTCGCTTACATTTCCCAATTTTTCTGGAATGGCAAAATATATTACTGTGCCTGGCTTGATTCTTGGGTCACCTGGAATAGAAGTGCTAATAGGGCGTCTAAAAAATTGACTCTTTTCAGATTGTTTTTGCATAGCAAACTCTTCAGGGGCATATGGCCGAACTTGAGGATCTCTGGCTGCAATATATTCTTGTGTATCTTGTCCCGCATCTCCTATAACAACTCGCATATTGGCTCTAGGATTTACAAAAATTTTGCTTTTGCTTGTCCAAGGTTTTTTGGCGTCTGCGCCAGCGATTGTTGAAAAATCAGAATTTGGTAAAAATTCTAGTGTTGCTGGTGAATCAACAGACTTTTCAACATCGGTTTTTGCTTCGTTGCCGCGCAAATCTAAAGTCTTAAAGGAAAATGATCTACGAATAGGATCAATAGTAAGTATGCTTGATGCACCTTCGCCACGTTGAGCTGAATTTAATATATCAAATCCAGAGTTTGTTTCCTCGATTGTCTCGGCGTTGTACATGCTTATTGCCAAATCTTTAAAATCTCCAGGGCCCGCATCTTGTTTTGGTAAGTTTTTAATACCAGAATATAAAGTTCTGATTTTGGACTTATCTTCCATTCCTTTTTTCAACAAACCCTTCATTGTGTAAAAGTAAAACTTTTCTCGATCTTCAAAAAACACAAAAAAAGATCCATTTTCTTTGTTTACGCTTTTAGCTCTGTTTCCTATTTGACAAATAGCTTTTATTGCTCGATTGTTTTGAACTGTAAAATTCATAACTCCGTCGGTTTCTTCAATCTCAATTTCTTTGTCAATTTTTAAATGAGTATCATATATCTCTTGAACCATTTCAGAATAGGTCATGTTTTTAAAAGCCTTTGACACAACCGAATTGATGTTTTTGAAAGAAACTTCCGAACAAAACGATAGTGTATACGTTTGTCTTTTTCCCGATTTACCTTCCTGCATCTTATCACTTAATGAATATATTGGCAACTCAAAAGATATTGGATCTAACTCAAGGCCATCTTCTTCATTTAATCTAGTGAAAGATATTTGAACACGCTCTTCCCCTATCATTGGTAATAGAGTTGGTAAATCTAAGGCTTCTGCCATTGTTATGCTGCCATGCAAAGTTCTACCAAAAATAGTCTCTTGAAAACAAAACTCCACAACTTGTGGCCAAATGTCAATTTCAAGCCCTGTGTGAGATATGAGCCTAAACTTTTTTATGACGTACTGATATTCACGAGGAAACTGAGCCATATGTTAAAAGATGCTGTTTAGTTCATTTGTGATCTGTCGTAAAAAACCATTTTCTAATATAACTATATCACGTTTTGATTCGTTTAATTCAAACTCATATTGATATATAGTCACTGGCCTAAGTGATTGTGAATTGCTCAACGGACCTTGTTTAAATGTTTCTTCATCTATTATCAGAGTTTTTTTAGTTTCGGTATCATACATTTCATAATGGTGAATGGAAGATAGGCCGCCGCGAGGATAAGAAATACCATATTTGACTTCAAGATATTTGTTAAACGCTTGCTCTTCCATTGGCCAGTCATACAATGGATTAAAAATGTTGTTGGCATAAAATAGAGCCCAAACATACGTTGAGCTACCATAGTATTTTGCTGAAAGAACATCGGGACGAACACCATTTTTAATGCGATATTTGTAATACAATGCTCGTTTTTCTATAATGGCATCCCTAATTTTTGCGCGGACCATTATGTTCACCGCCGTGTTGCTGCTATACTCAATAGAAGGATAGTAATAAAAATGTTTCATTAATAATCCTTCAAAATAAGTTCTTTGGTGAGCACGAATAGTTCCTTAAATTGTAAAGATAAGCGAATATCAACTGGAGCACCATTTTCTCTAAAAAAACTTGCAACACCAGAGCCTCCATAATCTACATCCATTTCTTCTAAGGCAGCGTTCATGATATTAAACATATACTTTCTTGTTGGTGTGCAGAGAAATATCTCAAAGAAGTGTGGATAGCTCCACATGGCACCACCTGAGGTTTCGCCCACTCCACTGCCTGGATGCATTCCGTATTTAAAGGCTTTTATTATTTGTCGAATTGATTCAGCCTCTGCTGCATTTCTAGCCATAAGCTGAAAGTCAAATTGAAACCGTCTAAAATTTACTCCTTTAAACAACAGAGCATTTTTTGGGTCAATAATTGATTTATTTCCAAATTCAATTTCATTTTGAAGTGTATTTCCAGTTTGAAACAAATTATCACCCACTTTGCCCAACACCTGTTTCACACCACCTAAAGAACCATTCCAAGCATCATTCATTAGGCCTTTTCCAACTTGAAGATTTAATGTTGCCTCTTCCCATTTTGCACCATAATTAACACGAACGGCCGGAGGCATATACAAAGCTAGTCTGGCATGAGGAGCTGCGGATGATCCCGCAAATTTATCATAGCTGCCTTTGGCATTTTCAGAATCTTTCATGTAGAATAAAATGTATGGTGTGTTACCATTTTCAAATAAATTGCCAGGGTAAACAAAAGCCTTGTTGCCTGTATATACGCTTGGTTCTTCTCCTGAAGTTCCATGACGGTTTGCATAATTAGGTGGGGCAAACTTTTCTTCAGGCACTCTATTGTTACCCAAGAAACCGTTTACAACATCTATGACACCTTGGTAATCTCCGGTTTCAGCACCTTGTTGTACAGCACCACTTATGGCTTCAATGCTTTCATACCCGTCGATCTTAGCCAGAAAATCTAAATACTTTGACATATGTATCAGGGACAATTTAAGATAAAAAACGCTAGTAAGTATTTAGGTGATCCATCAAACATATGTTACAGATCGTCTTGGGAATTTTCTGTAATGATGTGGTGTGACATGAACCCAAATGTCACTAAGTGGTCGTCAGAAGAGCTTATTGTTCCATATTTGTGTCCTACAGACAATGATTGGCATCGGTATTTTCTCGATTTCACTATCACGCTCGCTGACGGCAAATCATTTTGGATTGAGCTAAAACCAGAAAAGTACACAGTTCCTCCACAAAAAGCATCGACAAAAAAAGGACAAAAAAGATATATCACAGAACTATATCAATATGTAAAAAATCAAGCAAAATGGAAAGCGGCTGACGCGGCAGCCAAAAAGCATGGTGCGCAGTTTCAAGTATGGACCGAGAATAGCCTTGCGTCTTTGGGCATCAAAATTCTTGGAAAGTAACTAAATATGCCAATGGATAAAGAACAACGAAGTTACTTTGAAGATTTGGTTACTCTTTCTAAAGAGAACGGCACGTTCAACAAAAGAACACTTCAAGCATTAACGTGGTTCAAAAACAAAGTAAAGCAAACTTTTGGAGTAAAAACACTTGATCCACAAGTATTTTTTGAAAAAAGAAACTATCCTAACGTGCCAATACCCGGAAACATAGTTACGTTTAGATATACACCCAGAGAAGCCGGGCGCTTGCCTTATTATGATGTATTCCCTCTTGTGTTGATTATTAAGTTAGTTCCTGGTGGTTTTATTGGTTTAAATTTTCATCATTTACACCCTATGGACAGGGCAAACTTTATGAGCAAACTTGAAAAGTATCAAAAGACGTATGCGGATAACACAATACGAATAAATATACGATATGAGACATTAAAACGAAGTTTGCAGCTTGTTTACTATAAACCATGCATCCGACGATATTATATCTCAAGTATAAAGACAATGTTTTATACATTAACTCCAAATGAGTGGGATGTTGCTTTATTTTTGCCTACAGAAAAATTTGTTAGAATAAGAAAACAAAAGATTTGGGAACAATCACAAAAAACACTTGCCGAGTTAAGAGAAAAGTCACCAAATGACAAGCGTAAATAACATAAAAAATGCTATTGCAGGAAAAGGTGGTGTTGCACAAAGCTGCCATTACGTTTTGACAATAGTTCCTCCATTGATATTCAACGCAGCAACAATACAAAATTCTATCAACAAATTTGCTTCTGGCAACATACTTGATGGATTAACAGGTGTTGTAAGAAACGGTTTACAACAGTTGGTGTTAAGTCAATCAAAACACATTTCAATGTTGGCGGAGTCATGCTCTATTCCAGGTAGACAACTTTTAACAACAGAACACAGAATTTTTGGCACTGTTAGAAAGATGCCGTATGGTGTATTGTACGAAGATTTTACCGTCACGTTCATATGCACCAACTCCATGATTGAGAGATTATTTTTTGACACCTGGCAACAACTAATCATGAGCGCAGGATCGCAATACATGGAATTTTATGATAATTATGTTGGATCAATAGTAATTCAAAAAATTTCAAATCACACAAGTGCAGTTGATTTAGGCGGAACAACAAACGTAGGAAAAATATGCTCTGTGTGGAAATTATTAGAAGCATATCCAGTAAGCATCCAAGCACAAGAACTTAGTTATGCAGATGGTGATTATCTTAGATTGACTGTTCAGTTTTCTTATGCAAAGTGGCAAACACTTGCCGACAGAATCTTATCAAATCAGCCAAATTTACCATGGATAGGTGAAGATTCTATGGCAGGAACAGGACCAACTGGTGTTGATACTCAACCAAACACAAACCCAAACAATCCAGTAAATACTCCAACAACTCCTGGAAACAATCAAACTCAAAATCCAGGGGCTGGAGCTGGAGGAGTTACACCTAGAAATGATAATGTTGGTGTGACTCCAACACCAACTGTTCCTCCAACTGCTAATCCAAGTCCAACAACTCCACCGGATGAGACTCCTGGCCCGTCTATAATACCAGTATAAATATCCGTGTTGTTCTGATTTGCTTAGATATGGAGAAAACATGGCCTTACCAAAAATTGATGTACCAACATACGAAGTCACCGTACCCTCAACACAAAAGCCTATCACAATAAGGCCATTCTTAGTTAAAGAAGAAAAGATTCTTCTTACGGCACTGCAAAGTGAAGAAACCGAAGATGTTGCAAATGCAACCAAGCAAATTGTTAGAAATTGTATCATCACTCCAAGCATTGATGTTGATAAGCTAGAAATTTTTGATTTTGAATATCTGATATTGCAGTTAAGGATACACTCCATAGGTGAAACAACAAAAATAAGATTTTTGCCAATCGAGAACACCGAGTGTCCTGAGTGTGCAAAGCACCGCGAAGTTGAAGTAAATCTTAAAGAGGCTAAGATTGAAAATTTAAAAGAAACATCCAAAAAGATAAAAATCAACAATAAAATTGGTCTATCACTTAGATATCCAACAACAAAAGTGTTTGCTCTTTTAGAAAGCGCAAAAAATAGCAGAGATTTAAATCTTGTGTTTAAGCTAATATGGTCTTGTGTTGAATACGTTTATGATGAAGAAACCATAACACACGCAAGAGAAGTAAAAGAGTCTGAAGGAATAGAATTTTTGGAAAACTTGAGTAGTGATACATTCAAACAAATCGAAGAATTCTTGTCTGACATGCCTAAACTTCAGCAAACCATTCATGTTAAGTGCTCACAGTGTAGTTTTGAGCAAGATTATGTGCTGTCGGGGCTGAACGATTTTTTCGCATAATGCTGAGTCATACATCTTTATCGGTGTATTATCAAACTCTTTTTAGTATGGTTCAGCACCACAAATATTCACTCACCGAATTGGAAGCATTAATTCCATACGAATTGGATATATATGTGGATATGCTGGCTACTTTTCTCAAACAGTTAGAGGATAAAAATAAATAGTGTTGTATATCCAAGAACACTATGAACACTGAAAACATAACCGTATCACAAGCAAAAGAACACGCCAAGAAGTCTTACATTCTTTTGTCGAATAGATGGAAGCACCGTAGGAGAATGGCATATATTGCTCTTATTTCTACACTGGTCGTAACATATCTTTGTTTGTTTAAAGTTGATAAAGAACGATTATCAGACCTAGAAGTAATAATCACATGGTTTTATGTAACCATGGGTTCAATTATAGGCGCTTATGTTGGTTTTGCAACACTTGATGACAAATGGCGTAAAGGATCTAAAGAGGAAGAATGAAAAATAACGCCAACCTTTTTAAAAAGTACATACAACAACGCTCAACAAAAGAGCAAAGACCATTTGCTGGTCTATCACAAGATTTAAAAATAACGTATAAAACAAACTCCGCAACTGGCAACGATATAATGGAGCTTTTGCAACAGCTCACAGCCGGGGCAGAAACAGAAACTCTTGATGGTCTAAAAACAAGATTAGTCAGACTGGATAAATTAAGAGAATTTCTTTTACAATCAGAACTCCAAGGACAAGAACAAAAAACCGTTTACACAGCATATACAAAAGTTCAAACAGCAATAAGAAAAAGAAAAGACGAATACACTAAAAAGCATACAATCCTAAAACAAATGCTAAGTGATGCTGGCTCAAATATATCACAGGCGGCATTTCAAGCATCGGATGATATACCACAATTAAGAATGGCCATGGTTATAGGCGGCGGTCTTTTCAAGTATGTTAAAAAAATTCAACAAGAAAAAAAAGAAAAGTTAGAACAGCGAAACCAGCAACTAAAAAAAGACGCCGAACTTTATTATGAAAGAGAGTTATTGCGCGGCAAAAACATAAGAACACAAAAAGGCAAGCTAAAAAAATCTTCAGGCACTTACAAAGATCCTTTTGCAGGAATGGAAAACAGCATGGTGCACGAAAGTGTATTTGCTGATTATGGTACTGCCGGACAAAACTCTTCTCGTAAAAAATCAGGCGATAAATTTGGAATAGAAACAAAAAATGATAGACTAATTAAACAAATTGCCGATGATGTAAGGATTGTTGCAAATTATTACAAAGGCAAGCTCATTCGAGACAAAGACGAGAGGATGGACAGACTTGAGGCCGAGCGAGAGCGAAGCCGAGGAATTTTAGGAAGAGAGCGTGACAAGTATGGAAATTTGGATAAAGATGGAGAAGGATCCAGCTTTTTAGACAAATGGATGCCGGCTATCCTAGGTCCTGGTATATGGGCTGCGTTGAAAAAAATACCAAACACACTGAAGCGGTTACCTGGAAAACTAAAAGCAATTCCTGCGCTAATAAAAGCTGCACCCGCATTAATTACATCTGGCTTATCAAAAATTGGTGATTTTTTAAAACCTGACAATCTTGCTGCTCTGCCAGGCAAGGGATTAGAATGGGTAAAATCTCTTCCAGGAAAAGGAATGAAAGCCGCTTCGGACTGGTGGAATAAAGCACCAATGGCAGAAACACAGAAGGTATATAACGGCGCAATTAGAGATCCAAAGACAGGAAGATTTGTATCGAGAACTGCAAAGGTGGCGGAAGAGGCTGCCGAGGTAGCTGCAAAATCGGCTGGCACAGGCGCGGCTTTAAAGGGTGCATCAAAGCTGACTGCAATACCAATTTTAGGACCTTTACTTGCAGGAGGATTTGATATTGCCGATCGCCGAGCAAAAGGTCAAGGATGGATTAGATCGTTGGCAGGAGGTGCTGTAACTGGCGTGGCATCTGGTCTTGGTGAAGCTGCCGGAACTGTTATGGGAGCTCCCGGTGGACCAGTAGGTGCATTTGCTGGAGGCGCCGCGGGAGCATTAGGAGGCGCCGAAGTTGGGAGCCGAGCATTTGATTCTGTATTAAACTTTTTAGGTGCGTTAAATCCATTTAGCGTAACAGAAGCAAATGCGTCTGAATTTGGGCCAGAAGAACAAGCCAAAAAGAAACTCATAAAAGATGCTCTTGTTACACAAGGAAAAATTGATCCTGGAAATACTCCGGCAGCCATAGTTCCAATAGCAAAAATAGGAAAAACAAGCGACCTTAAAGATATTCTACAAAGCGATTCAAATGGGCTAGGTTTCTTGTTCTCATTAAAAGGAGTTGATACAGCAGACCTGATTCATGCTATGTTAGGACAAGGACCAGGAAATATTGGCACAGGTCCTGGCACTTCAGCACCAAGAAGTTCGTCAGGTTCTTCAGCACCAAGAGGTGCATCAGGTGCGGCCTCTTTAGGTGGAGCTATGAGAAGAGATCGAGGTCCTGCAGGTCCTGGTCCGGCTCCGGGGCAAACAGAAACAGAACAATTTATGCAAGCCATAGGAATGGCAGAAACTGGAAAAGATGGACGACCATTGGATGATCCTAGTCGTTTCATAAGAACTAAAGGTGGTGCTAACTCTAGTGCATACGGACCATATCAAATCACACAAGATTTGGCTCAACGTGCGCTAAAAAACACAGATTGGGTAGATGATCCAGAAGTTGCCCAATGGATGAAAGAGCGTTTTATTCCACAAGGTAAAAAAATGCTCAAGAGTTCTTATTCAGATCCAACATATGGAGCAGGAGGACAGGGCGATTTAAACACAGAATATGACAGAGCTATGTACATGAAAATGTCTAAAGCTCTTATGGCAGGCACCCTTAAAGAGGCTGGCGGAAATCCATTGGAAGCTGCGGCGGACTGGAGATTTGGAGAAAGCTCGAACGCACAGGACTTGGCGGCCAGAGATCCTAGATACTATAATGAAGTATCAAAATCAATGCAGCAACAAAAAGAGGCTTTGGCACAAGCAGATAAAAACGCCACGTTAGCTCAGGCACAGCCCACGGAAAACATTTTAGGACAAAATAAAGCGCCAACATTAAATGATAGTAAACAATCAGCAAGAGAAAAGGCTATAGAAGAATGGCACCAAAGCAGCGATCCAAATAAAGGAACAGCATCAGAATACTTAAAGAAAAAAGGTTTAGTTGAAGGTGCAGGGCAGACTCAAAGTGGAGGAGTTGAAGGAGTTGATTATACTGTTGATCCAGATAATGGCGAAAAAGTATATTTTGATGCTGAATATAAACAAGAAATGGCTAAATTGTCTCCAGCACCTGCTGAGCCACAAATGTCCGAGTCTATGAAAGCTGTGAAAGAGAGATCAGAAAAAGTTGCAGTTGCTCAAGCAGCACCGGTGCCGACGCCTGGTCCTATCACCGTAAATAACGATAACAGGTCTTCAGGCGGCAGCACCGGCGACAGCTCCGGCAATCAAGATTCTGGAGCAGCTCGTTGGCGTCAATCTTGGGAAAAAGCCAACGATATTGAAATGACTTAATCCTCGTTTGCTAATTGCTGAAGATAGCTCAAATCATCTGAGATGTCATCATCAGTTGTTTCTTTAAAAGAATCTGGGATATCGTCCTCTGTATCAACATTACCAACATCAGACGCACTCTCAGCTATAGAAGTCTTAGTGGTTTTTGTTGTTGAAGATGCTGCATCAATAGTTACAGAAGCACTCAATCCCAATACTCGATCAAGTCGGCGCTTTAGTTCCTCATAAGACTTGAATTGTGATGGATCTACAAGCTCAGAAAGTTTGTGCTGACTGCGCCAAAGAGTTTCAATCTTCTTATCATCGCCAGAAAACAACGCTTCCGGAGAAGCAAAATCAGACGCATCATAGTTAGGATATCCCTCTACCTTACGACACTTGAGCTTGAAGTTTGCTCCTTTCCATGGACAGAATGGATTGATAGGATCCTTTTGATCAACAAGATCAGCTTCTGGAATCATCGCCTCTTGAATCTTTTGAAAAATCTTCTTACCGTACTCAAATAGAAATACCTTTCCCTCATTATCTGGGTTTGCAGGATCTTTAACAACAAGAATGTTTGAAACATACTTAGGCGTTCTCTTTTGCTTTCTTGCAAGCTCCTTGTTTGCATCTATACCTGAGTTCCAAAGCTGATTGTTATACTCAAACACTGGATCAGCAACACTCTTACCAAGAGTTGTTCGAGACTTCTCAATATACCAACCACCTGGACCTTTAAAGGCATGCTTATACATCAACACCCAAGGAAGTGTATCACCGTCACTCTCTGGCAAAAATCTAATTACAGCGGCACCTGCACCAGACTTATCAACTGTGAGTTTCCAGAATCTATCGTCCGACGATGAACCAGATTCAGACTTCTTATTCAAACTCTCAAGTGCATCCTGAAGTTTCTTTGTGCCTGACAATCCTTGATTTTTCTTTAGATCAGCAAATGACATATTTTTTCTCCAATATAATAGTTCACTAACGTGTAGTGTCAGTGTATAATCTAACAGATTTATACGGACACAACAAGAGATTTTTCAACAAAAATTTTTCGCATGATTTTTTTATATCGCTTAACATCCACTTTCATAAAAGGTGAGTATTTGGTACACAACAGTCTCAGCTCAGGCCAAACCAATGTGTCTGAAATCTGTGAATCCATTTTAGGAAAAAAATTTAATACTTTATTCATAATGATGAACGTCTCAATTTTTATTGCGTTGTGAAAAACCATGGTTACTAATTCAGACCATTCACCATCATGGCACACAAATAAATCATCAAAACTTGATATTTCACCATCATTAATTGCCTGTTTAATTGTCTGCAAATCTTGTTCAAACAAGTATTCCAATGACTGTTGAATTTTTTTCCATTCTAGTAATCGTTTTCTTCCATCGTCTGAGAATATGTCGCCGATCCAACCACTTTTATTTGATATAAAATTGGCAACTAACAGTTGTTCAAACTGTTCTTCATTATACACTTTTGCGATTCTTTGAAAAAAATACTTATCATTTCGTGTCTCAAACTTTTCACGAGACACTTTAGCAACTCCCGCAAACTTAAAATAATCATAATCTTTTTGCTGGAAGTGCAGCTTGATTGCAATATACTTCCTATACGCATCATAAGCGTTCATAATCTACACAAACAATTTTGCCGGTTTTTTTCCTCTATTGATAAGATTTAAATCGGTTGCTTCTGCTTCAATCTTTTGCTTAATACTGATATTTAAAAGTCTAGGCACAGTTTCTGGTTCAATGTTATTGCTTGCGATGTATTCACATACAGCTTCAAAATATGTAACTTTAGTTTGCCTTACAATTTTTTCTATTTCTTGTGAGAAAGTTGTTTGTGTGTGTATTTTAAGTGTCATTCAGCATGTCCATTAGTTTTTAAAAGTTTATGTAAATCTTCATCATCCATGTAGCCGCCAACATCAAACTGGTCGATTGATAAGGTTGCAACAAGCACATCATTAACAGAGACTTTTGTTTTTCCATATCTGTAGGAAATTTTAACTTCTTTTCCGTCAACTGTTTTGCCCTTCCATTCCGACGGGAAACCCAGGTTAGTACGAATTAAGCTAGTTAAATTGATCTTCATTACTTTCCTCCAAAAGATTGTGTTTTTTTAGAATGTAAAATAATTGTTCACTAGTAAGATATCCACAAAGATAATCTTTTGGATCCGAAGATAGTTTATCTATACATAATACTAAATGTTGTTCTTCAATGCAATCAAATAATTCACTAACTGGAGTTTGATTAACATAAACTGTAAGTCTATTACCACGATAATGGATATATACGCCAAGGCCATCTTCAAAGTATTCCCACTGGCTAGGGCACACTCCGCAAGTTTGCTCTAGCTTGCTGAAATCGATCTTTCTGCTCATAAGTCTAGCTTGCTTCTGAACCCAAGAAATACTGGAAAACGTGGCGCATCTTTGGTGCCGATAGATTGATATTTATACTTCACAATTTTGTTTTTATATTTCTTGCGATGTATCCATATTTCACGTTTAAGCTCATCATCAAATCCAGATCCTATTCCAAAACGAACACCGGTTTTTAAGTCCTCAACGACCAAAGAGCCAAGAGTGTTTGCAGGTATCAAACCATCTTTTTTAGACGATCTCTTTGCAAGGCCAAATTCATCTTTCTCTTGTTTATTGTCGTTGTGGAGTTTTTCTTCAAATCCAACCACTTTTGCTTCTGCGTCATGAAACCGTTTTAGTTTCATAAGTATTTGTTCTTTTGGTGTTGAGCGACCGCATTTATATTTGCCGTTTGGTGTTCGTATCATTACACCTTCGTGTCCTTGAGAAAGGCACTGTTGTTCAAATGCTAACAACTCTTCGATTGAATTAATTTCGACGGGTTCTAAAATCACAATTTTAAACGGCGCTTTTGTATAAACCACCCTAATCATATCTGCGACACGAGACCAGTATGGTGTATTCAAGTCATCATACACAAAATCAAACGCATAAAATGTAAACTCAGGCTCACCATCAAATGACATAACTTTTGATTGAATGTCATTAAATGTGCCTGGAGTCATTATTTCACCATCAATGCCATCGGGCAAATATTTCTCTAACAACTCTCGAATGTGTGTGTTGGGCACTGGCTTAAATTTTCGTGTGACGGCTTTGCCGTTTACTTTAAGAACTCTAATGCCGTCAAGTTTTGGGGTGGCCAATACCGGGTATTTTAGTGATTCAACATCCTCAAGCGTGGCTGCTAATAGTGGTCTAGTGATCATATATCCATTATAGACTAAAAATACAAAAATTCATACAAGTATTTAAAATTTTGTGATACATTTGCAGGTGGAATAAATAAAAATATGGATTGTCCAAAAAGTAATGTCTACTATCTAAGAGTATTCAACCGATGTCAAATAAAGGACTTCAATTTGAATGGTGTATTTTCCACTACACAATTTCAAAAAATCGATTGGCCATAAAAAACAAAAACGACTACGAAAAATTGGATTTGGAAAAAGCCGCGGAGATGTATAAGTCTTCCGGAAAGGGCGTTCAAAAAGACTCACAAAAAGCAATACAAGATATTGAAAAAAAATTTGGCCCTATAACACGAATAATTAAAATGTCTGGAGGTTCTCCAGAGCCAAAAACAGATTTGATTTTTATTTGCCGCGGGAAAAAAATTAAATGCTCATTAAAATATGGTGGATCAATCCAACTATCTTCTGCTGGCATAGGAACAACAGTAAAATTTTTAGACGGTGTTGTTACAAAACTATCAAAAACTCCAGGGTATGATAAAAAGAAAGCAAAACAAATACTAGGATTATTAACAGAAATTGATGAGAGTCTTGGCTCTTTGGGAAAAATGCCTCAAGCACAAGCAAATAAAGAAATAGGAAAAGCAAAAGGTATGAACACTGCCCTACAGGATATTTTAGGCTCATCTAAATCACCTGAAGTTGGACAAGAATATCAAAAATTTAAATTGGCAATAATTGAAGAGGCAATAACAGGTAAAATGACATTTGATTCTCAAAAAGATAAAGCCTGTGAATATATTGTATCTGAGAAAGGTGTGTTTCCGATTAACAAAGAGTTAATCAAAAGCGTATCCGACAAAACCTCTGTGCGACTAGCACTAAAAGGAAGAGGTAAAGAAACAATAGGTAAGAAAGAAGTGCGTTTAAACGAAATTGTTGTCAGATTTGACACCAAGAGCTAATACTGCACGACAGAGGTGAATACGATAGTTGCCGTATTCACGCCCTGTTTCGCCCTACTGGGCTCGTCAGGTGCAGAAGCGCCATAGCTCATTTTTCCATTTGCGCTCGAAGGAGCGTCTTTAAGAACTCAAAGCCAGAATCCTAAGTCTTCCGAAGATAGAACTCGTTTATTGCGCTACCGAACTCATGTCAGTTGAAATAGGGCTGATACTTTAAGTGATACTATATATAACAACCAAATTCTCGAAACTCTAATTTCCGAAAAGATTTTGGATAAATTTTGCTGTTCCAGCTATTTGTGCGATTGTATTTGTTGCTTGAGAAACGGTGTCTAATGAGTTTCTGTTGTCCTGTCGCTCAACATTTGAGTTATACACACGGGTGTATATTCTATCACGCTCGGCGTTTTCATCCTCATGTATTACCTTAGCTCGCTCTCGGGCAACTCGTGCTCGTGTTCTTGCTCGATAGTATTCATCCGAACGCTCATGCTCAAACCTATCGCCGTAGCCATAGTATTCATCAGAGGTTGCACTATCGTATGGTTGTGTATAAAAGCTGCCTGTGTTTTGAGCATGGGCAGATGACACACAAGAAAGAATAAAGAGTGATGTAACAATTAATTTCTTACTCATAATATCATTCTATCAAAGACACTAACCAAAATCAACATCTTTTTGAATCCAAACAATCAGACTGCTCAAGCACTTACTAGTTTGGCTAGCTCATCCGCTTCATCTTTGGATAGTTTATCGTCGTTTCCAACGATTTCCTTGACTTTATGAAGAAAAGTCATATAATGGTGTCGCTCAAGTAGTTTATACACAACATTAGGCGGGAGCCTGTTTTTTGTGCCATACTCTGCTATATCTTTTGCGGTCAGTGGACGAGCAAACGCATCGGCACGGTCTTTTCTAACTTTGTCGTATAGGTCAATCAATCCTAAAGCATCTTTTTCTATCTGTTTAATTTCAGATTCGATAGCTTTTTGTAATTGAGTGATTGACTCTCTTGAAAGCTGTCTTAATTCTGTATAATCGATCAAGTCATCAACCATATCTTTTTTCAACACATCTATTTCCGCAACAAGTTTTTTAAACTTGCCCATATATTTTTCAACCTGAAATGGACGGTTAATTGCTTGTCGAATAAATTGATTGTTGCTTATATCAAAAACAGCATCGGCTGAGTCATTGGCATTTTTAAAATCCGACTCATCGTTGAGAATATGAAAATTTATTGGATGCTTTGTTCCTTCAACAAATTTTCCGCTATGTTGCACTGCTATATTTCTTAATTCTGGCATCTCACCATCTTTGTTTGATACAAGAACATTTATATCAACATCTGAATCTTCTGCATAGTAATGAGTGAGAATACTACCAATAAGTGTATAGTCTTTTACTGACATGTGCCTTGCAAGTTTTCCTATGCCCGCAAGTATCTGCGCCCGAACATCGTGTTTTAATTTTATTTGATTGCCTAAATCAAACAAGGCAACATTGTTTATATGTCTATCAGGATCTATAACCGATTCGTGCAAAAATCTATTAAAATTTTTCATATTACCATTTGCAATCTTGTGGACATAAAACTGGACTCTCAGAACAAAAACAACCTTGACCTAAGCACACAACAGCCTGACAAGTTCCATCACCGCAAGCATTAACACACAGTCCGTGTGCGGATACTGGGCGCACACCTTTTATAGTTCCTATATAGGCAACTCCAACCAACAGACAGATAATAGACAAAACAACTAAAATTGGAGTAATAAATTTAAACATAACTACATCAAATAAAATGGATCAACCACTCACACTCTCTGACACCGTTCCGCTTTGAGATTGTGCTAGTGGCAGGAAACGATAAAAACACCCCCTCGTGGTTGATCCTAAAATATTTATTAGTCATAATCTTTAGGTGTCCATCCAAGTTTACTCAAAACATCCAATACATCTGGAAAAACTGTGCCTTCCTTACCTGACAGATAAAAATCAAGGTATTCTTCATTTAGTCCACCGCTGACATTTCTTAAATTTGCAACTAAGCCTCCTGCATAACGCCAAGATGCAGAAAACTCCTCATTATCTTTTACCCATATTTTATTACACAATGATGCATAAAGATTTTTGGCAAAAGTTTCATTCATAACTAAATTCATTATATCAGAGCTATTTAAAAGCTCTGTTTCAAACTTAGTATTTCCATAAATTTCATATATCATATTAGCCTCTACTTAAAACATAGACCCAAGGAATAATTGCAAAAGTTACATAAAACCCTATCATAGACACCAAAAAATTGTGTAGCCATTTTCTATCTTCGGCTCGGATGCATCGAACGCCTATAATGAATATAGTGATTATTCCTATGGTCTTAACAAAAAATAATCCTGAAAATGGTCCTAAAAGCCGAATAAAATATCCAACCAGTGGGTTTCCTTCGGCTGATATACCTAGGCGGGTAACACCTATATACGTTAGCACACCGTCTGCAATTTGAAGAAGTCCAAAAAATATGGACAAAATATATAATCTAGTGTTCGTCATAAAAATTGGTGGACCTGATCGAGAGTCGCACTCGATGTCCATAACGTCTTTGCTATTCCGTGTACAACAATATTCCGAACAATCTTTAGACCATCAGGCGAATTACAGTTCGGACAACTATCAGCCATTTAGGTAGTGGGTAACCACTATTCCCGCTCCAAGATTAGGTTTTAGCCTCACGTTACGAACGGTTATCCGTGAGCACCACTAGTTTGAGTTTCGCAGTTTATAGAGTAACTAGCAGAACATCTATAAACCACGGCTTACGCAGCTAAGGCGTAGGCAGAATCGTTAAAGTTTGCACTTAAACGGTAGTCCATTTATTACGATGCCAAGGACTATCATCGTGTTGTGGGAAATAGCTCCGAGCATTAAGTCGAAACTACGCAGGCCCATAATAGTATTATATATGAAATTGGTAAGAATTGCAAGAATTAAGAATTTCTACTGATAAAATCCAAAATAACTTTTGGAATTATGTGTTTTGTATCTTGATCAACTTTATTTAAAACATCTTGAGCAAGAGTTAAATTTTGGTTTCTAACGTGTCGAGAAACTGATTGTAACACGGCTTGTTGATATGCTGTTCCAGACTTAGAAACCCTATCAATAGTCTCAGAAAATTGTTTACAATTTTCTCCAAACTTTTTGCTGGGTCCTGTAAGGTTGCTAGGATAGCTGTACGCATACTTAGCCATAGAGGACTCGTGCATACGTTTAAGAGATTGTAAAAATATTTTCATGTTTATTGCCATGAGAATATTTAGTGTGCCTCAATCTTTTCCTCAACTTGCTCGTCGGTTGTTTCTGTTTGTGTTTTGTTAAGTAGCTCAAAAACACCATTCATAAACTCTGTACTGTCCATATGCTCAAGAACTTTTGGATCTAGCTTAGGTCTATCGTCTGTTCCCACTTTACGCAATTCCCAAGCAAGAAGAAAAAATAAACAGCAGCCAGCATTAGCAAGATGTGTTAGTCTAGTTTCTTTATCTTTATCTTGCCCATGAAACCATCTAGTGAGATGCCTTTGTAGAGCACCAAAAGCTCTTGACCAATTCATACCTTTTTCCCAATTTCTGGCTTCATATTTCTCAGCACCAAAAGTCAAAACTTTTGCAATTTCATTAACTGCATCAAATGGAACCAAGTCCCATCGAATTTTTTGCTGATCGTGTTTTACACCCTCTGATTTTGTATCTTTTTTGCTCATAACCACCTCTGAATTAAGTTCATTCAATTTACACTAACATCGTGTTGGATGCAAGTTTTTGTTTAGTCGATGCCTAAATTTATTCGGGCGATAATGTATTCTTTGACAAATCCCGAACGAACAATATCTTGAACACTAAACTCAATTAATGCAAAGTTACGCATAGATCGTGCAACTCTAATCAA